GGCGTCAGGAGTTAATTTCTTACGCTGCCAGTATGAAGACAAAAAGTGAAGGGGCTTAACATGGGACGCAAACCAATCCCCGACAAGCTGAAATTGGTCAAAGGAACGGCCCGCGCTGATCGCATGAACGCGGACGCACCTGCGGCTAATCCCGGCGTTGCGGTCGCGCCTGAGTGGCTATCTGACCGGGCGTCTGAATTGTTCGCGCAGTTGTCCGCGACGTTGCTTGGCATGGGCATTGCATCGCCTGACGATCAAGCGGCGCTGGCAATGTTGGCAAGCCGCCTTGAAGAAGTTGAGCTTATGACCGCAGCCATTGAAGACGGCGGGCGCACATACGAGCAGAAGGGCGAGGACGGCGAAGTACGCATGGTTCGCGCCCGTCCAGAGGTCGGGATGCGAAACGAGGCGATGCGCCACGCGCAATCTCTCTTGGCAGAATTTGGGCTGACCCCTGCGGCGCGGTCGAAGGTAAGCGCGGGCAAGCCTGCCGCTGAGAACCCGTTCAAGGCTCTGGGGTGACAGACTACACAGCCGTTGCGGAGCAATACGCCCGCGACGTGATCGGCGGTGAAATTCCGGCGGGGAAATATATCAATCTGGCCTGCCAACGGCACTTGGACGATCTGGCTTGGCAAGACGACGACGGCTTTGCGTATCGCTTCGATGTGAAGGCGGCGAACAAGGTTTGCCAGTTTATCGAACTGATGCCGCACACCAAAGGCAAATGGGCGGCGAAGAAGCAGACGCTAAAGATGGAACCTTGGCAGGTTTTCTTTGTGGTCTGCGCTTTTGGCTGGCTGCGACGGAAGGACAACACGCGACGGTTTCGCAAGGTGCTGCTGCTGGTGCCTCGCAAGAACGGCAAGTCGGCCCTGGCTGCGGCCATCGGTCTTTACATGCTGGTGGCCGATGGCGAACACGGCGCAGAGGTCTATTCAGGCGCGACCAGCGAGAAACAGGCTTGGGAGGTTTTCCGGCCCGCTCGCCTCATGGCGATCAAGCGGCCTGACATGTGCAGCCACTACGGGTTGAGCGTCAACGCTTCCAACCTGCACATTCTGAGCAATGAAAGCCGGTTTGAACCACTGATCGGGAAGCCTGGCGACGGTTCATCGCCAAGCTGCGCGATTGTGGACGAATACCACGAACACGACACCGACGCGATGTATTCCACGATGGAAACGGGCATGGGGGCGCGTGAACAGCCTATGATGCTGGCGATTACGACGGCAGGCGATAACATCGCGGGGCCGTGCTACGCCATGCAGGGTGAAGCGCAAAGCATGTTGGAGGGAAGCCGCCAAGATGAAGAAACTTTTGCGCTGATCTATGGGGTTGACGAGGACGACGACTGGACCGACCCACAAGTTTTGCGCAAGGCCAATCCGAATTTCGGCGTTTCGGTCGGTGAGGACTTCCTGCTTGCCCGCCAAAAAGAGGCGATGGGATCACCGCGCAAGGCGGGGCAGTTCAAGACGAAACACCTAAACGTCTGGGTGCAGGCGCGAGACGCCTATTTCAACGTGCTGCGGTATCAGCAAACGGGCAATTCTGAACTGACTTTGGGCAGTTTTGCAGGTCAAGAGGCAATAATCGGCGTCGATCTGGCGGAAAAGCGGGATTTGACGGCGGTAGAGATACTGTTCCGGCATGAGGGCGGGTTTGCACGGTTCGGTCGCTACTACGCGCCGGAGGAAACGGTTGAACTGCCAGAGAATGAGCATTTCAGACTTTGGCGCGATCAAGGCGTCCTGATCCAGACGGACGGGGCAGTAACAGACGACCGCGAGATTGAAGCGGATATCTTGGAGTGGTGCAGTCAGTTTGACGTGCGCGAGGTCGCGTTTGACCCGCTGCACTCTCGTCAGATGGCGGTTCAACTCATGGAGCAGGGCGTCGCGTGTATCGACTTCGCCAACCGGCCCACACTGATGAACGAACCTATGCGCAAAATGGACGCGCTGATCGCTGACGGGAAGCTGTTCCACGACGGCGAACCGGCCTTTGCGTGGATGCTTTCCAACGTGGTGAACAGATCGCGCACCGGAGACATTCACAGCCCCGCAAAAGAGCGGGCGGCGAACAAGATTGACGGACCCGTTGCTGCAATGATGGCGCTAGGGCGCTGGATGCTGGACGAAGAAGCGCCTTCTTCGCCTTGGGATGATGAAGAATTTACGTTGGAGGTTGGCTGATGTTCGGATTTGGTAAGCGTGAAAAACGGGAGGCGACATTCACGCAGTCCGAGCCGCGCACCTTCATGGAAATTATCGGCATGGGCGGTTCGGCTGGCGTGTCGATGGAGGAAGCCTTGGGCGTTCCGGCGGTCTGGGCTGCGGTCAACTTCATTTCGGGCACGCTGGCGGGCTTGCCCCTCAACGTCTACGACCGAGATAGCAAGGGCGTCAAAAAGAAGGTCAAGCCGACCAAAGCAAGCCCGGTTGTCACCATGCTGCACAATGCGGTGAATGACGACTATTCGTCCTTTCAATGGCGGTTCGATCTATTCACGGCGGTTCTCACAGAAGGCCGCTCTATCACATATATCGAGCGCGACAGCGCAGGCCGACCTATCAACCTGTTCCCGCTGGTGGGCGCGACCGTTGAGCGCCTTTCAAATGGGCGCAAGCGGTACAAATACACGGGCGGCGGCAAAACGCAGCATTACGACCAGGCGGACGTTATCGACGTGCCGTTTATGCTCAAGCCTGATCTGCTGACACATCGCAGCCCGCTGCGGCAGTGTGCGGTTGCTATCGGCAAGGCGGTCAATGCAAACGAATACGGCTCCAAGCTGTTCAAGAACGGCGGCTTGCCAGCGTTTACCCTTCAAGGCCCGTTTAGCTCTGAGAAATCGGCAACACGCGCTTCCAACGATATCGCAGAGGCGACCAAGGCAGCGGCGCGGCAGGGCGGCAATGTCCTAGCGATTCCGGTCGGCCACAAGTTGGAGCCGCTGGGGTCCGATCCAAACACAATGCAGTTGGTGCAGACGCAGGAATTTGCCGTGGTAGAAGTGGCCCGCATCTACTCCCTGCCGCCCACGTTCCTACAAGACCTTTCCCGCGCCACGTTCAGCAACTCGGAACAGCAAGATTTGCACTTGGTTAAGCACACTCTCAAGCGGTGGGTTGAGCAGGTCGAAGCCGAGTTGAACCTCAAGCTGTTTGGCCGGGGTTCGTCGCGTTTCGCAGAGTTCAACGTCGATGGCCTTCTGCGCGGCGATTACAAAACGCGGATGGAGGGCAACAGCACAGCCATTCAGACAGGACAGCTAACGCCAAATGAGGCGCGGGCGCTGGACAACCGCGAACCGCTGGACGGTGGCGACAAGCTGTTCATTCAAGGGGCTACGGTCCCGCTTGATGGGCATACCGGCGAAGCGGCGCAACCAACACCAACACAGGAAGGCGCAGACAATGACGCTTGAAAAACGGGGCGGTATTCCCGCTGAAATTCGCGCCGATGCAGACGGCATCAAGGTTGAAGGCTACGCGGCTGTGTTCGGTGAAGAAACCGACATTGGCGGCATGTTTCGTGAAGTGATCGAGCGCGGCGCGTTCAAAGACGCAATCGGGCGCGATGATGTGGTTTTCCTGATCAATCACGACGGCTTACCACTGGCGCGAACACGTTCCGGCACTCTCAAGCTGACAGAAGACGACCACGGCTTGAAGATCGAAACGATGCTGGACCCCGAAGACCCCGACGTTAAGTCCATCGCGGGCAAAATGAAGCGCGGCGACTTGGACAAAATGAGCTTCGCCTTCTACCCAGAAGTTCAGGAATGGGACGAGAACGGGGATCTGCCACTGCGCACGATCAAGCAAGCCCGCCTTTCCGACGTGAGCATTGTGACCACACCTGCCTATTCCGGCACAGAGATTGCCCTTCGCAGCCTTGAGGCATCCCGCCCCTGCGAAACGGCCCAAGACTTTCGGCTCCGCAATAAGCGCAAGCTGATCAAATAACGGCGGCTCTCGCTGTTGGCCCCTTCCTGACCCGTGGGCACGGTCACCCCTACATCAAAAGGAGCCTTCACATGGCTACCATCAAAGAACTGCGGGAGCAGGCAGCTAAAACGCTGACCGAAGCCCGCTCGATGCTTGACGGCATCAATGAAAAATCCACCAAAGAGCAACGCGCCGAAGCGGAGATTGCGGTTGACAAGGCGCTGGCCGAAACAGCCGAGATTGAAGCCCGCGCCGAGCGCATGGGTAAGCTGGAAGCTGCTGAAAAGCGGGCCGAGGAAGCCCGTGAACTGGAAGAACGCCAGGCGCGTGAAGCCAAGCGCCCCGGCGTTGATGCCGCAGAAGCGCGTCAAGGCGGTGATATGGACTATCGCACCGCTTTCCATGCCTATCTGCGTGCAGAAGGCCAAATGGGCGCAATGGACGCAGAAGCGCGTTCCGTTCTGAGCCGTGGTTATACCACTGTTGAGCAGCGTGCGCAGACCACCACAAACACGGCAGGCGGTTACACAGTTCCAACCGAACTGATGAATATCCTGATCAAGTCCATGCAGGCTTGGGGCCCGATGTACTCCGAAGACGTGGCGACAGTGCTGACGACTTCCGGCGGTGGTCAGATCACCATGCCGACAGTTAACGACACGGCTGTAACTGCTGGTGCCCACACCGAAGGCGCGACCCTGACCGACGATGGCGGCAAAGACGTGACATTCGGCCAGAAAGTGCTTGAGGCATTCGCCTATGACACCGAATGGCTGCGCGTCTCGAAAGAGCTTGCCGACGATTCCATCATGGCGATGGAGCAGGTTCTTGGCGATCTGCTGGGTGAACGTCTGGGCCGTATTGCCAACCTGCAACTGACCACTGGTTCCGGCTCGTCCGCGCCTAACGGCATTGTGACAGCTTCGACACTGGGCAAGACCGCGACAGGGACAGCGGCGATCACAAGCGACGAGATCATTGACCTGGTGCATTCCATCGACCCAGCTTATCGCATGGGGCCGAAAGTGCAGTTCATGTTCAATGACTCCACGTTGGCCGCGATCCGCAAGCTGAAAGACGGCGACGGCAACTATCTGTGGCAGATGGGCAATGTCCAACAAGGCCAGCCTGGCTCCCTGTTGGGTTACAGCTACCGCGTGAACCAAGCGATGGCGTCGCTGGCGACCGGCAACAAGGTCATGCTGTTTGGTGACTTCGGCAAATACTACGTTCGCAAGGTCGGCGCTCCTCTGATCGGCGCGTTGCAGGATAAAGACTTCTGGCCGGGCTTCGGCGTCGCTGGCTACATCCGCTTTGACGGTGAACTGGCCGACACCGCTGCCGTCAAGCACCTGATCACGGCCTAACGGTTTCTTGAGGGGGCGGGCGTTCTGCCCCCTTTGCTAAACCTATAGAGGGAAAAGCACATGCAAGTTAAACTATTGGTCGCCCGCGCTACGGCGACAGGCGCAGAGAACCGTGGCGACGTTATCGACGTTGCAGACGCGGAAGCAATCCGCATGATCGAAGCGGAGCAAGCCGAGCCTGTACGGTCGGGCAAAGCCCCTGAGAAGGCCGTGAAGCGCTCCAAGACTGAGAAGGCGCGGAAGTGACGACCCTACGCACCACGCCCCCAGCGATTGAGCCTGTGACGCTTGCGGAAGCCAAGGCGCATCTGCGCGTTGATTCCAGCGACGAAGACACGCTGATCGGCGGGCTTGTCGCGGCGGCTGTTTCGCACTTGGACGGCCAAGGCGTCTTGGGTCGCGCTATGATTACGCAGTCGTGGGCGACGTGGGTGCGCAATTCCCCCAGCGTTGTGACGCTGCCTGTCGGGCCGTTCCAATCGCTTACGTCCGTTGAATATTACGACAGCGAAAACGCCCTGCAAACGTCAGACGTGGCTAACTATGAGGTGCGTCTAGCGGGTGACTTTGTGACCGTTCAGCCGAAATCGGGTTTTGCATGGCCGGGCGCTTACTCGCGCCCCGATGCTATCAAGATCACCTATGCGGCGGGATATGGTGATGCAGCGGCAGACGTTCCCCAAAGCATCCGGCAAGCTATCTTGCTGCTGGTGGGCCACTGGTACGAGAACCGCGAGGCGGTGACGGAGGGCACGTTCAAAGAGATGCCGATGGCTGTGGACGCCCTGATCGGCGTTGAGCGAGTGGGCTGGTACGGATGAAGGGCGCGGGGAAGCTACGCCATCGCGTCACGTTCAACCGGCAAACGATGATTGACGACGGCTACGGAAACGTAACAGGCGAGTTTGAGCCGCTGTTCACCGTGTGGGGCAATGTGCGCGAGACGACCGGCAAAGAGCGCGTCGAGGCGGGTTCTGTCGAGAACAACCGCACGGCCACGATCCGCGTTCGCAAGAGTACGCAGACAGCCGGGCTGACCGAGGCCGACCAAGCGGTTGCCCGTGGCGAGACGTGGAATATTCGCGGGATCGCCAACGTGGGGATCAGTGACGCGATGCTAGATCTGCTAGTCGAAGCGGGCGGCGCACAGTGAAGAAATCCGGCTTTGAGGCAACGCAATCCATGCTCAAGCGGATCACGCCTGAGATTCAGGACCAGTTTGCCCGCGCCAACCGTGAGAACGCGGAATCGGTTGTGGATATGGCGAAGGTGCTTATTCCCCAGCGGTCCGGCACGAACAGGGCGCTTATCCGCAATATCGCCGGAGACGACGGGTCACAGCTTATCGACTTCGGGCCGAAAGCGAAGGTTATCGAAGGCGAACGCGGGCCGCGTCCCTTTGTGAACCCTGCGCTGAGCGCGACGAAGAAGAAACGGGCGGCGCGGAATCGCAAGGCCATCAAAGATGCAATCAAGGCGGTGAAGTGATGGCAGACGGTTACGCTCTGGCGCTGCAAGCGGCGCTTGTCACGGCCCTCAAGGCTGACGCTGGCGTTTCTGCGCTGGTCAGCACGCGGGTTTACGACCAACCCCCGCAGAACGCCACGCGCCCATATATCCGCATCGGCGGGATTGAGCCGCGCCCCCTTCGGACGGACGGCAAGCAAGCGGCCAACCTGACGTTTGGAATTGAGGCGCACAGCCGCCCTGTAACGTCAGGGAGGGTAGAGGCCACCAGATGCGCGGAGGCTATCACAGCGGCGCTGAATGAGGCTGCTTTGGCGGTCACAGGCTTTGATACCGTGCAAGTGCATTGGCAAACGCAAACCGTAGATCAGGACAGCGACGGGCAAAGCTATACGGCAATCGTCGCGTTTACCGCACTTCTGGACGGTTAATCGGCGGACAGACCGCAATCAGACAGCATTGTAAACCCAAGGCCCTGCAACTTTCGGGAGCCTTTAAGATCGTAGACCGTTGCTTGGTTCTGAGAGATACGAGCCGCCCTTATATGCTTTTCGGCTGGTGTTCCAATCGAGAGCGACAATGCAGCCTCTAATTCGGATCTGACCTCGTTCCTCCAAGCGCTTCGCTCTGCGGACTGTTCGCTTGCCTCAAGACGGTAGCGCATGGCGGTTTCGCATATCCCTTCGGAAAACGCGGGGCCTGCAAGCAAGGCGGCGAAGATCAACGGCAGCTTCATAGAATTTCCTTTGTGCAATTCGCGCAAGGGTAAGCCCATATCCCGCCCTTGGGCAAGGCAGGACTTAGCGCCGCGAGGCGTCCATTTTCCATAAGGAGCCTACATAATGGCAAAGCAACAAGGCCGACTTCTGCTGATCAAGATTGGCGACGGAGCAGAAACCGAAGCGTTCACCACACTCTGCGGCATTCAGTCGAAGACGCTGACCGTAAATAACAACAACTTTGACGTAACCACGATGGACTGCACTGCCCCCGGCGGGCAACTGTGGC